AGCGACGTTGAGCCTCTTTTCCTCGTCGCTGAAATAGTTTTCGTAGTAGCTCGCAAGATTGTTGGTGAGCGATTCCAGGCCGCCGGAGACCTTCATCAGTTCCACCGCCGCATCGAAGCTCAGATCGCGCAGTTCCGCGAACGGCAGCGCCTGCGCAACCAGCCCGAACGCCTTGACTGCGTTCGCCGTCTCCGTGATAGCGTTGACCACGGCAGTCGCCTGATCGCTGGTGAGCGAGTTCACATCCAGGCTCACGAGCATGTCGCTGATCGACTTCGGCAGCTCGCTTGCGATGCTCTGCAAGGCGCCGACGATTGCCTTGTTCACGCCTTCCGCCATCGCGGCCTGCAGTTCTTCCGGCTTGCGGCCGACTTCCCGATTGAGCATCGTCCAGATCGTTTCGCCGCCGCGCGATGCCGTGATGTCCAGGAATGACGGCGCATCGCCGCGCGGGTCCGTGGAAGCGCCCATGCCGAACTGCACGCCAGAACTGAGCGCGCCGATGCTCGCCGCGATGGTGTCGAACTGCTGTTGTAGACCGCCGGTGGCGGATTGCAGCGCGGCGTTCAGTGCGCCGGTGGTTCCGCCCGCGCCGATGTCGCTATTGATCTGGCCGTAGACGCCCTCTTGCTTGGGGCCGCCGCCTTTGCCGCCGAACGCCGCCCACAGCGCCATCGCTGCGAGGGCAATCCAGCCGACAGGCCCGACAGCCCCGAGTGCGGCGCCTGCGGCTCCCATGAAGGAGCCAGACGACGCGAGCGCCCCGGCAAGCTCCATGCCGCCCATCAACCCGGCACCCATGCCGCCTGTGATGCCAGCACCGAATGCGCCGCCGATGGTGCCGGTCAACGCAGACGTGCCCAGCAGGCCGCCCACTGAGCCAAGCCCACTCAGGATGCTGCCGCCGCTGCCGATGGCCGACATGCCGCCCTGAACAGCCCCTGTAGTCGCAGCGCCACCGATGCCGGATACGCTCGCCCCGATCTGGAGAATCCAGCGCTTGACGGTCATCTGGTACAGCAGATCTAGCAGCGATGCCTTCAGCGTCTGGCCCAGCTTCTTGAAGACGTTGCTGCCGCCTTCCCAGATGTTGACCCACACATCGTGCGCGGTCTGGTCGATGGACTGGAAGATGCGGACCTGCTCTTGCAAGCCGGCAGTCGCTGTTGCCTGCCGCTTCGCTTCCGTCGCCGCCTCTGTCGCGCGAGCGATGTCAAGTTCCGGCGACAGGCTGGACTTCCTGATTTCTTCGATCTGCTTGCGCAGTTGCTGCTCGATGCGCAAGTGTTCCAGTGCAATCTGGCGCTCGCGGTCGGTCGAGCCGATCAGCTTCGCCTCGAGTTCAAGCTGCTCGTTCGACTCCTTCAGCGCGGCAAACTGCGCAGTGATCGCAAGGGCGGTTTGTTCGCTCGCCTTGCTTGCCGCCACAGCCGCGTCGGCCATGTCCTGCTCGTTCTCCATGATGAACGCTGCTTCGGCCTGCATCATCTTGAGCTTCTTCGCACGCAGATCGTTCTCGCCGGAAAGCGCCTTAGACGTCGCGAGCAATTTCTCGACGACCGACTGCTGCAGGCCCGGCATCTTCTTGAGCAGTTCCGCCATGTCGGCGCGAACCTTGATCGCGAACTTCTCTTCTTCCGTAAGGTTGCGTCCGGCAGTCTGCTCGGCTTTCGCTAGCGCGATGCGTTCGCTGATTCTCTCAATGAGGTTCTTGTATTCTTCCGTGGCTGACTTGATTTCTCTATTGCCTGCCTTCTGCGCCTTCTCCGCTTCGCGCGCCGCTTTCGTTTTCTCGTAAGTCTCCTTCGCGAGCTGCGAGACTTCCTTGATGTACTCGGCTTCGCCAATTGCCCCCGCCTTCAGTGCGGCCTGATACTTGGTGAGGTCATCAAGATATTGCTTGTTGATGCCCAGCAGCCGCTGCCGAACTTCAATGAGGTCCGTCGCCGCTTTTCCAGTTGAGTCGAGCTTTTGCTGCTCTTCCTTGGCCGTTGCGATGGCGCCCGCGAGTTGCCCGTACTGCGCGGTGAGCTTTTGCAGCAAGTCGGCGCGCGCCGCCTCTGGCAGTGGTGCACCGCCGTCGATGCCGCGGCCGGCGAGGAGGTTGGACATCTGCCCCTGCAGTTTCGCAAGACGCATCGCAGCATCGCCGCCGCCTTGTGCGATTTCAGGTAGCCCCGCTTGCGCGAGCGCGTTTCGCTCTTTCAGTTTCGCGATCTGACGGTTGAGGTCTTCGAGAATTTCTCCTGTGCTGCTTTCGACGGCCTGTTTTGCGCGGGCCTCAGAAGACGCTGATGCAGACCCCCACGCGAGCCAGGCCGTCACGCCAAGACCGAGCAGCGCGGTAACTGCCCCAACGGGTCCACCCAGAAGCCCGAGGACGCGCGTTGCCAGGCCCGCCGCCGCCCCTCCAGCGCTGGTCGCCGCCGTGAGGGCCGTCTGCGCCGCCGTCTGCGCCAAGGTGGCGGCGGTGATCTGTGCAGAAACACGGGCCTGCTGCTGACCAAGAACGGCCAATTCCGTTACGGCGACACTGTGCGCCTTGGTGGCGACGGTCGCCAGAACTTCGCCCTCTCGCTTCACGGCCAAGGCGAAACTGAGCGCGCCAGCGGAAGTCGCGGCTTGAATCTGCGCCTGCGCCTGAGTGAGCGCCGCCTGCGCGGATTGCAGTTTTGCCACCACGTCTGCGCGCGCCGCAATAATCCCAGCCTCTGTCGCCGTCAGTTGTGCGAGTTGCGCGGCCGTTGACTCGGCGATGCCGGCGGCGTATGCAATGCTTGCCTGCCGTTGCATGTTCGTCGCAGCGGCCTGTTCCAATAGCGAGACCGTTCCGATGCGTGCCGCATTGGCCGTTTCCAGAATCGTCGAAGCCAGTCTTGCAGACCCATAACCGGCTGCGGCGGCAGTCAATAGATTGAGATTGTTTGCCACCGCGGAAATGGCGCCAGTCAATGCGCTCACGGAGCCGCTCGCTTGCGCCTGAGTACCTACGAACTCAAGAACGTTGTTCTTTAGAACCATGAACGCGCCGCTGATCGTTTGGACTTGCGCGGCTTCCTTCCGCAAATCCTGGAGAGCCTTCGGCAGAGATTCCGCCAGTACAGCGCTAGTGAGTTTTCCGGCGGTGGCCATTTCGCGAAGAGCGCCGACAGGAACTCCGATGCCGTCGGCCAACGCCTGCATGAGGCGAGGCGCCGCCTCGTTGACCGCATTGAATTCTTCGCCGCGCAAAACTCCCGATCCGAAGGCTTGCGACAACTGCAGCATTGCCGATGCCGACTCCTGCGCGGTCGCCCCACTTGCTTTCAGCGCCAGGCTCACCGTCTCGGTGATTTCCGCAACTCTCGTCTGTCCGATCCCAAGTTCAGCCGTCGACTTGCTGATGCGGGCAAACAGTACGCCGGTCGCCGCAATATCGGATTGAGCGGCCGTTGAGATTCTCCGAACCTCGCTCATTGCGTTCCCGTACGACGTTGCGCTCGTGGTAGCAAGTCGCAGTTGCGAAGTGAACTTTGTGTACTGGTCGGCCAGGGATATGATCTCCCGCAGACCAAATCCGGCGGCAATCGTGCCCAGAACGTGCGAAAACGACTGTGCCGTCTTTACGAGCGTCTGCATGCTCCGGTCGGCAGATGAAACGCTCTGTTCCACTCGGCCCATGGCGTTGCCAACGGTGGATTGCACCGTGCGCATATCGCTCGTGAGCCTCGCGATTCCAGTGAGAATTTGAATCTCAAGCGACCCGGCATTGATGAGCATGCGATTTTTCTTTCAACGTGCAGCGCGAGCGCGGAATGCGTCACGTACTGCGAGCACCTGTCTCGTCTTGGCGGGCAACTCGTGTTCCCAAGGCGGGCGAGCGTCGTGTTCTTCGGCGCGGCGTGACTCCGCGACGTAGGCTGCGGATAGCCGTCGAATCAATCTCGATTCCCACGGCTGCAACTCGATGCCAGAGCCGCGCTCCCATGCCTGCAGGTCGATCCAGTCGATCGATGTGACGCCCATGCCGCCGCTTTTCGCGGGGCCGGCATCCATCAGCGTTTCGTACAGGT